GGGTCTTTATCGAAAGCTGATATAGCAGCACCTGCTAAACCTAAACCTGCTCCTAATTGTGCAGTAGTGTTTTCTTTTTTTAGTGCGTCGTCAGCTGCTTGAGCTTCTGGTGTTGCTTTGGCATAATCTTCTTTAGAAAGCCTACCCCCTTTACTATATTTTTTAGTATAACCACCACCGTAGTAGATTTTGTTAGCTAAATTTTGTTCTTGTTCAAACGATAAATCTTTTATCATGTCGTTGTTCTATTATGTATTAAAGCACCAAATAACTCAATTTCACTTTCGTCTGTAGTATGTGCTGTTATAATTAAATACTGACCTCTTGCTTTTGCATCTCCATTTCGTGATGTTATAGGTATAATGTGTTTACCTGACAACATTCTTTCACCTGTTCCTTCATTCGAAAATGTACTTGCACTTATTGAATCTTGAAATGTAAAGTTAGTAAATCTTTGTGTATTAAGATTTCCTGATAAATACATTACTAATTTGTCAAACTTTTTAGATGTAAATACATTCTCATTACACACAAACTGAATAGACATACCAATACTATAATCTAGCCCATAATAATTTTTAAAGCTGTCGTTTATATTTTCTCTATATATTGTATTAGAAGTTGTTGAATTTTCATTAAGAGCACTTCTTCCTACTGTTAATAAATCTCCTGGAATGTTAAATGCTAACTGTACTGCTTGATGTTTTTTTGACACCATAACATCGTTTAACTCACTGTAAATCATATGCGTAGGAGCAAATGCTCTTTGTGGCATTATACAAACCCCAACTTCGTCAAAAATTTTATTATGATAAAGACAGATTCCACCAACTACATAGTCTAAAGGTTTATCACCTATTAAAGAATTTTTAAGTGCATGAAATATATTAGAATTTTGTGTAGTTAAACCTAAATCTTGTACAGCTAAACCCTGACCAAAATTTAATTTACAAAATGATAACATACCTCTATCAAACCAATATGCTGCTGTATCAGTGACTATGCTGTTATTAAAATGTTGACTACCATATAAAGTACTTATATAATCACTACGCTGTATAACTTGTCCTGTTCCTGTTACTATTGTAACGGCTGCAGCGTCAGCATTATCTACTACCACCCTAGGATTAATAGATAGCTTACTTACCCCTGAAGATTGTATTGCAAATAATTCATTTCTTAGATTAAATAAATTGTATATAGGGCCTTTTGTGTTATCTAGTTCGTGAATCTCATTTGCATCCCATGTTGTAAATGCATCAAATAGATTTCCTGCTAATTTTAAATTAGACGCTGCTACTATATTGCTGTAATTGTTTACATCTTTAAAACTAAACGGTTTTTGTAAAAAAGTTTTAGTCGTGTTGCGTGCACCATACGTTTCGTTCATTAAAAAAGCATCATGAGCTTGATAACTTATATTATCAGTACTGCCGAAAAAAGTTCCATCTCTTAAATCAATATTAACAGTTGATTCAACAGGAAATATAATAGCAGGAGATGGATATATATCACTACCTACAGTAAAGCCATCTTCTCTACAAAACTTTTTAAGTGAATACATATTTATAAATGTATCCCCACCGAACACTTCATCATTGTTTAATGCTTGTGGATTAAAATTAACGTGCCCAGTTGATATGTATTGATTAGCTTCATAGTTTGACGGTAAACTTCCACCGTATTGACTGCTACTTACATCCCTTCTTACTTGTGCGTACAATTTTTGAGCAAAACAATATTGCTTGTCAACTTCAGAATCTGAATTAAAGTTTAATACAAATGGATTTTTATTAGTTGAGTCTGGTGTTTTTCCTATTTCAAAATGCTTAATGTCTATTTCGTAAAGAGCTGCATTTGCAGAACTTTCATTTTGAGTTCGACCTCCTAAAGATAAATATACAGTTTGTACACCGTGCAATGTTTTAGCAGTGCCATCAACATGATTTGAATGTTTGTGAGTACCAAATTCGTCTGGAACATGCACAAAAACATTATTTTCTTCTGTAAATCTACATTTATTTACAAAAGATTGATTTATTCTCCCTGTACTATGATTGTCATACCCTTGCTTACTACTCGACACTTCTTCTGCAGGTCCTAGATTTTGACCATATTCAATAGGTTTTATACCTTGTGCAATTGCAACAGAAGAACCTTGTGTTGCAGTTCTTGTATCGTTTACTCCTGCATAATATTGTGTGTATAAAACTTTATTAGAGTATTGTATTGACTTAGGTGATTCATTAGACTTTGGCGCATACCTACCAGATAACAAGAAATTTTTATAGTCTGTTTCATATTGCCTTAAATGTTGCATGTTACCTTCACTGCCAATAGTATCAAAATCTGGTACTGTATCAGTTGTAAAGTCTTGAAAACCAGCATCTAATCTAGCTACAACTTTTAATTTATCTCCTGTTTTTTTACTATAACTAAACGAGCCTAAGGTTGATTCAGGTGTGTCGTACGTAAAAGTACTCTGCGACATTGATTCATGTTCTGCTGCAGGAGAGTATATATTAGAATATAATTGACCATTTTTATGCCTCATAGAATCATTACCATTATTGTTTTCATGAATAATAGTTTGATTCAAAACTCCTGATGATAAAACAGACTTGTCTTGTTCTCTTCTGTCTACTCTAACAATTGAATATCCACTTATTTTAGACCTCGTATCTGCTGAAAGCTTAACTTGAAACTTAGGATACATAACAAATCCATGTACGTCATCTGTAGGTGTATCAAAATACAATGTGCTTGTAGCACTATCTGTAGCAATCATACTAATTGTAACAGAATTATTATCACCTGCTATAGATGCAACATAAGTTCCAGGATGTATACCAACACCACTAACTATATCTCCCACTGAAAGTTGAGCACCTATTCCGTTAAGTGTTAATGTAGTATTACTAGATTTAACTACAGAATCTATTTTTTTTGTAATATTACCTGCATGCTTAAATGTTAATTGTCCATCAGCAGTATTACCTTCTACTCGCCCATTATCTGCGTCATTTGTTATGTAGTCTTGTATACCATCTGGCATTCTAATATCACCTATAGGGCTAACAAAAGTTGGATTACCATTAGTGTCGTAAAATAAAATACCAAATCTATATATTTCACCTCTTTGGTATCCTGTAAATTTTTCTGTAAACAATGGATTTTTGTAATTATTAAAACCACCATTAAAAGTTTTATCTATAAATCCGTAATGAGGAACTTCACCTATTGTAGTACTCGCTTTGTTTGCAGCACTATCTGTTACTACAACATTTGGATTGTGAAAGTATTTAACCTCTGACAAATCAAACTTTTTTGTTGCAAAAGTAACACGAACACCATCAGTAATATTATTGTAATTAGGTGTTTCTGCTCCAGGTATTTTTGAATTATTTGCTCTATTTAAAAACCCGAATTTACCATTTACATACAATGTATCTCCGTGTATATCAGTATTTTCAGTACCTAAGTATGTTGTAGCTGTTCCTGTACCGTCTGCTGCGTATTTAAATGACTTAACTCTAAAGTTAACATCTATAGAGTCTGATTGATTAGTTAAATTTGACGCAAACAGTCTATTATCTTTTATTGCTATATCACCACAAGTATTCCAACTTACATGGCTTTTCAATAACTCACCTAATGAAATAGATGTTTTTGTTTCATTACCATTATGCGTGTAATTAAACGTAGTTGATGTTATTTGACTTTCCGATATAATATTAGCTGTTATAGCTCCTTCTACTGAAGTGTAAGTTATATCTATAATTTGTATAGCACCATAAGCAGGGTCTATATCGTTAATTTGTAATGAAACAGAATTGTTAGAATTAGTTGATAAACTACCACCTAACGTTTCATGGTAACTTGTTTCAGGTACAGTTCTAGCAACATTAATAGGATTAGTTATGTTAGACACTCTAGAAGATTTACCATCTGTTGTAACGAGTCTATAACAATATGAATGTGAGCCACAAGTAACATTACCTCCACCTATAATATTATTTACTAAAGGAGCGTTTAACAAAGACGCTTTAAAAACATTTAAATCATCAGCCACTAAATTTGAATAGTACTCAGGGTTTTCTTTTAAATTTATAGTCCTTAGTGGGTTTACTCCATCTGTCCAGTATATTCTGTGGAAATGTTCGTTTTCTTCAGAAACTTCTATTCTTAGTGAAGTTTTTGGTGTTAACCCTAAGTCCATTTGCATAATTACCGCAGATGACTCTAAATTACCTGCAAAATTATATTTAACTTTAAATATTGCATCGTTAAGGCCAGGTGTATCGCGCGTTGCAATAACAGCTATGTAATCTGAAAAAGTAGCTACTCCTACTACATAATAATTATTTAATGTTGTTGTTTTAGTATATCCAGAAGTGTCTAAAGAAAATGTTTGTATTCCACTACCAGTTAAAAAATTAACAGAAACTGCTACAGATATAGTTTGTGTAGTTGTATCAGCAAAATTTAACGAAAATGATGTCAAATCACCATCGTCAGTATAAACTCCTGATGCATAACAATTTACCACGGATTGAGCAGTAGAACTTGCAGATATTTTTTGTGCTATAAAACTTAATAAAAATGCCCAATCACCGTCTGCTTGTAATACTTGAGTACCATTAACAGTATCTCCATAATTAACTATAAAATCTTCAGTGACAAAATTTCCATTACCTGATAAAGTAACTTTAAAACCTTTTACATTATTAATGTTATTACTAAAACCTATTCCAGTATTATCTATTGCTGGATTTTGGAGAATACTTAATGCAGTAAAAGTTAATTTAGTTTGCGATAAATCTAATGAAATATATTCTTCATTACCGTTAGCATTTTTTAAAACAAACGAATTGTCTTCTCTTGTAATTAACCTTGCATTTATAGCTTCTTTATAAGTATCTGGTGGTAAAGCATTTGCGTCAATATCTGACATCATCCCCTTAGAGAACGAGTTAGGTTTCTTATTAGGTTGCGCCATTATTAAAACAGTTTACGTGAATCGTTATTTTGCGGTCTAAGAGAATTCCAATAATTACTTATACATCTCCATTGTTGTTTAGTAGGCATATTATCTTTACCTCTAGCTTGAGCGCATTGATATGACCATTCTTGTTTAAGGTCTTGATAAACATATCTAGGAAGTTTTTGATTATAGTATTCTCTTCCTTTATATTTGTACATAATATACGATGCTATAGCGTCTTCATGTGCTGCTGATATTGTAGGGAATCCTTCTTCATCAGTTGCTATTGCTTCGTAGTGCATTTCTAAAGTAACTCCATCTGCTACGTCTATGTTCAAAAAACCACCTGATACATACATGTTTGTATTGTAATCATACGTAGACTCATATAAATCTAACGGATTTCTNATNTCTATCATATTTAAAAAGTCNTCNGGNANTANNACTTTTTTACTTACTACAACTAGTGACGCAATTTTCTTATCGAATGTTGTATATGAACCTATTTTTTTTTCAGCTTCAAAAGCCCACTCTACAAAGTTGTGAAATTCTCTTGCAGCATCTTGGATACCTAAATTACGTATTACAGCAGCTACTATTTGTTTGACACTTATTTTAGGATTTCCTTTCATTGTTATTTTTTTATAATATCTTTAAATCTACGTAAAGGTAATATTTTGTAATTATTATATTTATAAGGTCTATCCCACATAACTTTAGTATACTCTTCGTCTAATATAGGCACTTTATACAATACAACTTCTTTTTTCTCTTTGCTTGCCTCAACATCTAACCTAACATGAAACGGTCTAGTGTGTGGTAGTTTCTTTATATACACTGTGCCTAATTTTAAAGGCAGTTTAAAGACCTCTTGTTCTTTAGCTATAACATTAATTGTTTCGTCTAAGAAAGGCTCTAATATCGAATAATACTCAGCATACGACATTGGTCTTTCACCACGCTGTCCTTCTATTCTCAAACTATCTTTTATAGAATTATATATATCTTTTAATGACACATACTTATCTTTATATTTTTTATAAGTTTGATTACTTTGTTTATGCCTTGTTTTCATTGTTAGCAGGTTTAGCTATAGCATTTTTTTCATCTGATTGATTGTTTGGACCATTAGATGGTACACTCATCAACACATTAAATTCCTGTGATAAAATTTGTTTGACTAAAACTGAAATAAGTTCTTCAGGTATAGGGTATGATGTTGTGTCATCACCTTGGTACGAGCTAACTAAAGTTGGATTAGCAAAAACAGCGTTTATTTCTAGTGTACCACTTGTAACTACAGAGTCACCTTCCCAAACATAAACCTTTCTGTCTGACAAGGTTGCTATTCTACTATTTGATTTAAAAACAAATCTTGATTGATTCACGAACATTCTGTCGTGATGCTGCACAATAGGTAAAACTGCATATTCTGAGTCTACTGCGCTATCTTCTTTTAAAGCAATACTTCTTATAGCTCTGTTGTCGTTAAAGCCTAATACGTCTTTTAAATGCGCTCCACTAGGCAATGGAAGTATTGTATCTACCTGAAAACAAGCATTAGATGATTTCTTTCCGTTATCTGTGTATTGCATAAGTAAATTAGCTCTATGATTATGTATCATAAATTTAATTTGCCTTGTAGAAATATCAGAATCATCAGAAGCTACACCACCTGAAATAATGTTTTTAATGTTGTAAGCTATTTCGTTTAATGTTGCCATAGTATTTTTTATTAATAAGAAAGGGTAAAATAGGTTACCCTACTCTACCCTTTCTAGAAAGCAGGGAGCAAAAAGCATCGTTATACTCGTCGTTCAGTCACTTCTGCCTGAATCAGCTGGTATCTTGGGTCTCCCAATGTCGCCAATACCTTACGAGATGAAATCTGACACACCTCTTCGTGTGTAGAAACATTTAAGTCTAATAAATTAGTAGTGTACTGCAAATATGTTACCACACACATCGTTGAAGAAGATAAACCTAAAGTATTTATTTTTTTATCCCTAAAATATATAACTGGATTACTAGAATCAGCTTTATTAAAAGGGTCATTTAAATAAGAGCTTATGTCGCTAATTTGTATAACTTTTAAGTTTACGTTAGGTGTAGCCTTTACATATGCAGATAAAAATCTACCATAAGTGTCAGTTTCATCTAAAGTATCTATTAGAACAGGAGCACTATCTTGTAATGCTTGTTCTTTACTTATAACTAAATCAGATAACTTATCTCTTGCGTCTTGTGTAGTTTCGAACGCCATATAATATTGTTGAATAAACTCATCTACACCCATTTTAATGAATTCTTTTAATTCATCATTACTAAAGTATGCAGTTGTTTCGCTTTCAATAATATTTCGTATTCTAGCTACGGCGTTATCTACAGTCATTTATTTACTTCTTTACAAGTTTTTTCTTAGGCTTTTCTTCGCCTCTTATTTCATGCTTCAAGATAGCTAAAATATCTTTGTTATCTTTTAACCAAACTAACACCTGTTCTTCGTTAGTTCCTACAGCTTCTTTACCGTAATAAAACGTTTCATTCTTGTATTTTAATTTTTTAGCTTTAAGTGCGTCAAGTATAAATACACGTAAATTTTTCTCAGGGTCAAAGTGTATTGACATAAATTTTTCGTGGTTTTCTTGCGCTACCTTAATAGCTTTAGCTCTTAATACATCAAC